AAACATATTCTGACAAATTCTCTGGATGGAGCATTGGACAACTACAAGTGTTGGATGATTTTAATGCTCTATTTGATGGTGTTAGAAAAACATTCCAAATTACTTCAGGCGGACAAGTTCTTTCAATTAGATCTGCAAAAGGTTCAAATATTGATATTAAATCAACACTATTAATCTTTATTAATGGAGTTCTACAAATTCCTAATATTGGATATTATTTTGATGGAGGAAGTTTAATAACTTTCTCAGATTCGCCAAAATCTGGAGATACTTCTAAAATTTTATTTTACAAAGGAACGGCATCCGTTGATGTTATTGATAAAGATATTTTAGAAACTGTTAAAATTGGAGATGAATTAACTATTGGTTATGATTCCACTAAAAATCAATCCAGTTTCTTACAAGAAGATTATAGATCAGTAATTGATATTACTGCAATTGATACTGTAGATACAAATGTTTATTATGGACCAGGAAATACTACCGATGAAAAATTATTGAGACCTGTTACTTGGTGTAGACAAACTGAAGATAAAATTATTAACGAAAAAGAAGTTGCAAAAGATAGAAACTTATATGAACCTTTAATTTATCCAGTAACAAATATTATTCAACCAGTTAGCACAGGAACAACGACTATTTACGTTGAAAGTTTGAAATCTTTCTTTGATCCATATAATGAAAATGATATAACTCTTGCATTCCAAAATAATGCAATGTTAATTTCTCAAGAAAATAATGTTTCTGCTGCAGCTACGGCAATAGTTTCTATTGCTGGAACAATCAGTTCTGTTCTAATATCTGATGGTGGTGTTGGATACGTAACTGCACCAACAGTTAAAATTGGAAATACTGCAGGTATTGGTTCAACTTCAACAGCAACATCTTCTATCTCTGCTGGCGGAACAGTTACCTCAATAACAGTTTCAACTCCAGGATTTGGATATACTTCCACAAATCCACCAGTTGTATTAATAGAATCTCCAAAAATTAATAAAAAACAACTCAATAATATTTCATATATTGGTGATTTTGGATTAGTTGTTGGAATAGCAAGTACAAGTGTTGTTGGTATTGCATCTACTGCACTTTTATTGAATCTCTATATTGAACCAGATTCTGTTTTAACAAATACCAAAATTGTAGGAACTGCAATTACAATTAGTCAAATTTCCGCAGGTGATTACTTTGTTATGTCAAATACAAATATTAGCTTTAGAAAAAATATTAATTCGTTGAGTAGTACAGGTTCTGTTGTTGGTGTTGGAACAACTTATCTTGATAATGTTTATCAAGTTATATCATCTGTTGTTTCTTATAAAAATATTAAAGACTTTGGACAAGTATATACCAAAGAAATCACAGTATCAATTGATAGTATCAATAATTATGATTTCAGTTCTCGAACATTTGATTCTACAATTGTAACTTTTGATTCTACAAAAATAACTTTTGATTCTCAAATCATAACAGACATTGGCAATTTCAGTTGGGGTAAAATTAATTCTGGAGCAATTACAGTTGATCAAACATTTAATTTTTATAATCAAAATGGAATTACTGGAATCAAAACTTCCGCTTTACTAAGAAGAGTATATCCATTGAAATATAGAAATTACGTCACATAAATATTATACATGCATAGAATGTTTGCTAAAAGATGTCAAACTTAGTAATAAATACAGGTTCTTCGCCAAATGATGGAACAGGTGATAGTCTATTAGTTGGTGCAACAAAAATAAACAGTAATTTTTCAGAAATTTATGGTGCTTTAGGTCCTGGTACTAATCTTTCCGTTGGGTTTGGAAAGACAGTAATATCAATACAATCAGGAAGTTTAAATGTTGGAATTGGCACCTCGGCAGTGGGAGCAAAATTACATGTGAGATCTAATACTACAGGAATTGCTGGACTCTTCTCTGGAACAACATCAGGTGATATGGTTCGTATTACCCAACTTGGAACAGGTAATGCTCTTGTTGTTGAAGATTCTGCTAATCCAGACTCAACTCCTTTTATTATTAATAATGCTGGTACTGTTCTTGTAGGAACAACAACAGTAACAGGAACAGCAAACCAAATACTTCAAGTTGCTGGTGGTGCTTATGTTTTTGGTAATGTGGGTATAGGAACCTCACGTCCAACTGTTACTCTACAACTTTCTCAAAATGCTAATATTTCTAATGTTGGTACTGCAATAACTTTATCGGGAACGGTTGGTGTTGCACTTACAGTAGCACAATTTTATCATGGTAATGGCAATAATTCATATTTAAGAATCAAAGCAACAAGAAATGATGTAGGAACTGATTGGACAAGTGCATCAACAAAATTAGTTAATGTAACTGATGTAACTGAACAGGGATATATTGAATATAATCCAAATGGTTCTCTTTATGGAATGGCATTTGGATCAGGTGCAACTGAATGGGCAAGATTTTTGCAGTATGGTAATTTTCTTGTAGGAACAGCAACATCAACAGGAACAGCGACACAAACACTTCAAGTTATTGGTGGTGCTTATGTTTCTGCGGGAGCTGGTTCAAGTGTTGGTATTGGAACTACAAATCCGGCAAGAAAAGTTCATATTTGGGGAGATGGAACTTTATCCCCATACGAAATTAATCTTAGTTTAAATTCAACAAATTCTTCTGGATTTGGACCATATTTTGGACTAAATGGAAGTTCTTTATCTGGTGGACGTAATTGGCATGTATCAAGTGGGGGAAATTTAGATCTTGCGGGTGTTGGTAAGTTTTCTATTTCTGATATTACAGCAAATGCCTCTAGACTTGTTATTGATAGTGTTGGAAATGTTGGAATTGGCACCACAATTCCAACATCAAGACTTTGGGTAAATGATAATGCCTTTTTTATTGGAATTATTACTGCTACGTCAACAGTTGTAGGTTCTGCGGTTACGATTAGTTCTGGTGGTATTAATGTTACTGGCATTGTTACTGCAATTACTGTAGTCACTCAACCCGGAACTGCAACTACTGTTCCTTTACTTTTTAATGCAGGAACAATTACAACTCCAAACGCAACTCCAGGAGGAGTTGAATATGATGGACAATCATTCTATGCAACTGGTGTTTCTACTTCCGGTAGAGGATTAGTTCCAGTTCAACAATCATATAGATTAAATGCAAACAGAGGGGTTATTGTTGCTGGATTAGCATATACAAACTATTTTGATCCCGCCACTCTTCCTCTTGCTTCTGCTGGAGCACATGAAGTTGAATTTGAATTATACTTCAACAAAGGAACAATTGGAATTACAACATTTACAATTTCAACTCCATCTGCAACATCAAACATTAATGCTATTTTAACAACTTCTCCACAGGCAGGACTTACAACAAATAGTACTGGTGCTGTAACAACTGTTTTCCCACAAATGATTGGTATTGTTGGAACTGCACTAACTAGTGTTGGTTTGGGTTTAACTTTACCAAGTGGAAATAATTATGCAAAATTATCCGTATTTGTTGAAAATGCCGCTGTTACAAATAATAGTTTGACATTGAATGTAACAAATACAAATAGCACTTTCCAACCACTTAGAGGAAGTAGATTTAAGTCTACACTTCTAGCAAGAACTGTTAGCATTGGCATAACAGGTTGATTATAACTAATAAATAAATAAAAAACTGTAAAATGGCAGCAATTATAACGGATCAGATTAGAATATTAAATGCGAAAAATTTTGTATCTGGAGTAGTTACATCTACAAATTCCTATTATACTTTTATTGGATTACCAAATCCAACATCATTTCAATCTGACTGGGATACAAATCCACCTCCCCCAAAAGATAGTTTTTTAGAAGAGAACGATTATTGGGATACTCTTATTGCATTAAAAAAAATAAATGCAAATGATATTAGGCAGGTAATTGTCAAAAGAGTTTGGAGTTCTGGAACTACCTATGACATGTACAGGCATGACTATAGCAGATCAAATACGGCTCCTGTTTCTGGTGCTACGAATTTATATTCTTCATCATATTTCATTTTAAACAGCGATTATAGAGTTTATATTTGTCTTCAAAATGGAACTTCTCCAGAAACTCCAAATGGAAAACCATCACTTGATGAGCCAACTTTTACTGACTTAGAACCAAGAGCAGCGGGTAGTAGTGGAGATGGATATATTTGGAAGTATCTTTATACTATTAAACCTGGAGATATTGTAAAGTTTGATTCAACAGAATATATGCCAATCCCAGTTGATTGGGACACTAGTGCAGATAATGCACCTATTCGAAATAATGCAGTTGATGGATCTATTAAAATCGTTACCATCACGAATAGAGGTATTGGTGTTGGAACAGCAAATCAAATTTATACAAGAGTTCCAATTAAGGGTAATGGAACCGGTGCAGAATGCACTATTGTAATTGATAATGATCAAAAAGTAGAGTCAGTAACTGTATCAAGTCAAGGATCTGGATACACATATGGAAATGTTGATTTAGTTTCTGGAAATGTTCCAACTGGAACTAATACTCCAACATTTAATGTTATTATTCCCCCTAAAGGTGGGCATGGAAAAGATATTAGTAGAGAACTTGGTGCATATAATGTTTTAATCTACTCAAGGATTGAAAATGATGTAGAAAATCCAGATTTTATCACAGGAAATCAAATTGCAAGAATTGGAATTGTAAAAAATCCAACTTCTTATGGTTCAGATCAACTTTTAACCCTTGATAAAGCAAGTGGCGTATATGCTATCAAATTAGTTGGTGCTGGTTATAGTTCCGCTTCTTTTACTGGAGATTCAATTATCACCCAAACAGTTGGTACTGGAATTACTGCAGCAGGTAAAGTAATTAATTATGATTCCGTAACTGGTGTATTAAAATATTGGCAAGATAAAACTTTATCTGGATTTAATACTGTTGGAACTGCACAATCAAATCCAGTTTATGGTTATGATTTAATTGAATTTACAAGTATTCCCTCTTCTGGCGGATCACTGTTTATTAATGGTGGTAGTACCAATCTTTCAATTGACACTACCTTTAGCGGTATATCAACAGTCATAAATAATAGAACCTACTATTTGGGACAATCTTTTAGTGGTGGTTTATCTAATCCTGAAGTCAAAAAATATTCAGGAAATATCATATATGTTGATAATAGACCGTCAATAACAAGATCCTCAAACCAAAAAGAAGATATCAAAGTTATTTTGCAATTCTAAAGAATTATGCCACAACAAACTAACCTCAATGTATCTCCATACTTTGATGACTTTGATGCAAATAAAAACTATTATAAGGTTCTTTTTAAACCTGGATATCCTGTTCAAGCTAGGGAATTAACTACTTTACAGTCAATATTACAAAACCAAGTTGAAAAATTCGGACAGTCTTTTTTCAAAGAAGGTGCTAAGGTTATTCCTGGACATTATGCATTTAATAATAAGTATAATTGCGTTCAAATAAACAATAATTTTCTCGGAATTCCCGTTGATGCTTATATTGGGCAACTTATAGGTATTAAAATACAAGGCGTAACATCTGGAGTAACCGCTTTAGTAAATAATGTTCTTTTATCTAAAGAATCTGAAAGAGGAACCGCTACACTGTATGTAACTTATCTGGAATCTAGTTCTCAAAATAATTCATCAGAAAAATTTTTAGATGGAGAAAATTTAATTGCATCTAAATCCATAAGTTCTGGATTGTTAGGAAATACTTCAATTGAAGCAGGATCTCCATTTGCAACTACTTTATCTTCAAACTCTTCATCAACAGGATCTGCATTTACAATTTCTGAAGGTGTTTATTTTATAAGAGGACAATTTATTCCAATTAAAACTGAAACTTTAATTCTTGATCAATATACAAATACGCCAAACTATAGAGTTGGATTTTATATTGATGAAAAAATTGTAAATGCTGATATAGATGAAACATTAAATGACAATGCACAAGGATTTTCAAACTATGCTGCTCCAGGAGCAGATAGATTAGAAATTTCAGTATTTTTATTTAAAAAACCTTTAGATGATTTTAATGATGCTAATTTTATTGAATTAGTTGCATTAAATAATGGAATTCTTACCGCCAAAAAAACTAATAATTCGACAGTAGTTACTCAAGAAATTGCCAGAAGACAATGGAATGAGATGGGTGATTATTATATTAATCAATATACAATTACTCCAAAAGAATCTTTAGATGATCAAGCAGGAAATCAGGGGATATTTAAGCCTGGACAACTAACTCCAAACGGAGATGTTGCAAATGAAAATATTGGAATATATAAAGTTTCTCCAGGAAAAGCAATTATACGTGGATATGAAGTAGAAAATACTTCTGCAACATTTTTGGAATTTCCAAAAACAAGAACAACAAAAACTTTAACAAATCAAGCATTTAATTTTAATACAGGAACAACTTTAAAATTAAATAGAGCTTATGGAATCCCAGTAACTGGGATTGGTAATACTTATGTATTGAGTTTGAGAGATTCTAGAGTAGGTGATACTAAAATTGCTGGATTTGCATCTACAATCTCCGCAGGAAAAGAAATAGGAGTTGCTAGAATATATGATTACAAATTGGAATCTGGAACTTATAATTCAAACAATAAAAATTTAAACCAATGGAATGTATCATTATTTGATATTCAAACAACATGTGAAATAACTTTAAATGAACCTATTACTTTAAGTATTCCAACTTATATTCAAGGATCTAATAGTGGTGCATCTGCGTTTTTGAAGGATGCAGTTTCTAACAGCAAATTACTGACAGTTTATCAAAAAATAGGGCAATTTGCAGTAAATGAATCATTTTCTTTCAATGGCATTGATAACACAAGAGTTGCTGTTGCAGTAACATCTTACAGTATTTCTGATGTAAAATCAGTTTATGGTAAAGTTGGAATTGGATCTACTTTCAGTGCTGACGTTATTCAATCAGATTTTGCAGTAGTTGGAATTGCAACAATTGCCGCATCAAAGTATTTTTCAAATTCAACATTTTTACAAACAACAATATCACAAGATGTTGGCGTAGGAAATACTATAATTTTTGTAACTGATACTGGAGGAGTATCAGTTGGCAGTTCCATTTCGGTTGGAACGGCATATACTTTTGCAAATGTTCCTGTTATCTCAGTTGGAACAACATCTGTAATAATTGGCACAGCATTCACTAGTGCAGGGACAGCATCTACGACTACATTATCTCAGACGTATGTTGTTGGAGTAACAACTTTTTTTGCAACTAATTTATCCGGTGTTGCTATTGGAAGTTCAATTACAGTAGGATCTCGCGGAGAAGTAGTATCTGCTCCAATTACAGGAATTGGTAGTAATTTTGTAAACGTTGGATCTGCATTTACATCAGGAACTTTATTGGCAACTACTCTTTCTTTATCGGCTGGTGTAGGAGCAACAATTTTCTATCTTGGTTCAACAAATGGACTCTCGATTGGAAGTTCCATGACAGTTGGTACTGCATTAACAGCAGTACCAATAGCATCAGTAGGTAGCACATTTGTAACAATTGGAGCTGGATTTACTGCGGTTTCTAGCATATCTGCAGGAACAGCAGTAACTTTCCCTAATATTTCATCTTTACTTGTAGGAACTGCAGTTACTTTCACTAAAGTTTCTGCAATGACTGCAGGAACAATAGTCCAATTTAGTGGAATAGTTACTACTAGCACAGTCATTTCTCCAAATACTATATTCCCAGGCAATATAGTTTCTGTTAACAATTTAGTCACCTATACTGATACATCTCAACCAACAAATGCTGTTATTGCAAAAGTTGTTTCAGTAGGAAATACATCGATTGAAATTACACAAATTCAAAGTGTACCAGGAATAACTTCTTCGGTTTTACCATCGGCAACTCTCCAAGTTACTGATTTTAGAATTTTAGCAACCAAAGTAGAATCTTCCAGCGATAATACTTTTTATTCTAGACTTTCAAAAAGAGATGTATCTTCTGTTAATTTAGACAATTCTACTTTGATTGTAAGAAAAACATATACTGTCAATATTTCATCAAATAAGTTATCTACAACTGTTTTAGCAGCAGATAATGAAACCTTTTTACCATATACTGATGAAAGATATACTCTTGTAAGATCTGATGGAACTTATGAAATTTTAACTTCAGATAAATTCTCATTTACAAATGGGTATAAAGAACTCCAAATTTATAATTTGGGATCTGATAATACTGGTGCAAAATTAACCGTTACTATATCAAAAATTAAAGTCAAATCAAAAATAAAAAGAAAAAATAGAGTAAATTATATAATTGTAGATAGATCCAAAAATTTAGTATCTGGAATTGGAGCCACAACTAATAATGATGGATTATATTATGGTAATTATCCATACGGAACAAGAGTTCAGGATGAAATAATTTCATTAAATTATCCAGATATTATTGAGATTCATAAAATTTATGAATCTGTAGATATACAAAATGCATCAGCACCTACAATCATTTTTTCTACCATATCAGGATCAACAGGAAAAACAACTGATTTGATTATTGGCGAAAGAATTATTGGACAATCATCAGGAGCTGTTGCACTATTTGCAGAAAGATTAAATGACAGTCAAATATCATTCTTACCAAAAAATGATATTTCATTCAAAGAAGGAGAAACTGTCATTTGTGAAGAGTCTCGTATTCAATGTGTAATTGGAACTTTGAATAGTCCAAGCAAAGATGTATCAAGTAATTTTACTTATTTAAATGGACAAGGTATTGCATTTTATGATTATGGAACAATCAAAAGAAAATCAAATGTTTCTGCGCCTGCAGGAAAATTAAAAATTTATTTTTCAAGTGGATATTATGATTCAACAGATGATGGGGATATTACAACCATACAATCATATCAAACATTTGATTATAAAAAAGATACTCAACTTATAAATGGAGTTAAAACCAGTGACATTATTGATATAAGACCAAGAGTTTCAAATTACTCTGTTTCTGAAGGAAATAGATCTCCATTAGAATTTTATGGAAGGATATTTAATCAAACGGGAAATTCTTCTGCAAATATTCTTGCATCAAATGAGAATATAGTTCTTGATTATTCATTCTACCTTCCAAGAATAGATAGAATTTTCTTAACGAAAGATGGTGTATTTCAAGTTAAATATGGCACTCCCTCCGAGAAACCAGAAAGACCTGTAATGGTTGATGATGCGATTGAAATTGCCACAGCAACTATTCCAGCATATCTTTATAACATTACTGACATTAGTTTTGATTTCTTACAATATAAAAGATATCAAATGTCAGATATCAAAAAACTTGAGGATAGAATTCAAAATCTTGAATATTATACATCCCTTTCTTTATTAGAAACAAATACATCAAATCTGTTTATTCCCGATTCTTCAGGATTAAATAAATTTAAATCTGGATTTTTTGTTGATAATTTTACCTCACTTATTGCCCAAGAAGATTCTATTGAAATTAAAAACAGTATAGATCTTAAAACTGGCGAACTTAGAGCAAGTCATTATACAAATTCTATTGATTTACAACCAACAAAAAGTTCTACCAATGATGACACAAGATTCCAACAACCAGAAGGTATCAATATTCGAAGAAATGAAGATATCGTAACTTTAGATTATAGCGAAAAAGTTTGGTTAAAGCAAAAATTTGCAACTAGAACTGAAAATGTAACTCCATTTGTTATTACTTTCTGGTTAGGTTCTATAGAACTAACGCCATCATCAGATACATGGATATCAACAAAAAGACTTGAAGCCAAAGTTATCAATGCAGAAGGTAATTTTGCAACAACAATGGCTACAGCAACAAAAACTTTAAATGTTGATCCACAAACTGGTTTTGCTCCCACATTATGGGGTTCTTGGCAAACTAACTGGACAGGATCTTATAACGTAACTTCATCTCAAACAAGATCAACAACCACTGGAGGTGATTGGATTGGTTGGCAAGGAGCTCTTGGGTATTATGTTCCCATTTATGGAACACAAACAACCACAACTTATCGAGATAATCTAACCACAACAATTCAAACAGGAGTTCAAACAAGACAAGGAACTAGAACTGCTGTTGTAGAACAAATAGATAAAACATCTGTCGGAGATCGTGTAGTAAGTCGAGATCTTATTCCTTATATGAGATCTAGAAATATTCAATTTATTGCGAAAAGACTTAAACCATCAACTCAAATGTATGCCTTCTTTGATACTGTTGATGTTACAAAATTCTGTGTGCCTAAATTATTAGAAATCTCAATGATTGATGGTGTTTTCCAGGTTGGAGAAACTATCATAGGGGTGAGAAGAGCTACTGGATTAGGTCCGAAACCAGTAGATGGCGCTGTTCCTTCAATTAAATTTAGAGTAGCGCAACCAAATCATAGTGAAGGTCCATACAATGCACCAACAAATACCTATCCATTAAATCCATATACATCAAATAGTTTAGAATCCACATATTCTTCAACTTCAACCATTTTAAATGTTGATTTATTTTCGTTAGCAAATCAACCAGATGGAGCATATAGTGGATGGATTGAGAATAATATGATACTTATTGGACAAACTAGTGGTGCCCAAGCAACATTATCAAATGTCAGACTTATTTCTGATACTAGATCAGTATTACAAGGAAGTTTCTTTATTCCACCAGATTATGTTGGATATCCAAGATTTACATCAGGAACAAAAGTATTCACTTTAATTAATAATACTACAAATCAAAAAGCAACATCAACAACTTATGCGGAAGAGAAATTTACATCTTCCGGAACTATTGAAACAGTACAAGAAAATATAATTGCAGTCAGAAATGCAAGAGTAGAAATTCAACCTCAATCTGAAAGTCAAGCTGTTTCAAGAAATGCAGGAACTGTTGTTACAAGTACTCAAGTTATTTCGCAATCTTCACAAGAAGTACAGATTGGATATTGGGATCCTCTTGCACAATCTTTCTTTGTTGACGATCCTACTGGTGTTTTTGTAACAAAATGCGAAGTTTTCTTTAAAACCAAAGATACTGTAAATGTTCCCGTTACAGTTCAAATAAGAACGGTAGAGCTTGGAACACCAACTTTAAAAATTCTTCCATTTTCAGAAGTTGTAATAGATCCAGTAAATGTAAAAATATCAAATGATTCTAGTGTAGCAACTACAATTAATTTTAAAGCACCAGTATATTTGGAAGGACAGAAAGAATATGCACTCGTTTTGATGTCCGGATCTTCACAATATAATGTCTTTATTTCAAGAGTAGGTGAAAATGACTATATTACTCAAGAATATATTTCTAATCAACCAACTCTTGGATCATTGTTTAAATCTCAAAATGGATCCACATGGGAACCAAGTCAGTGGGATGATTTGAAATTTACTCTTTATAGTGCAAGTTTCTTAAATAGTGGAACTTTAGAACTGTATAATCCACAATTAACTGCAGGTAATGGACAAGTTGCAACACTATTGCCAAATAGCGTAACTTTAAATTCCAGAAAAGTTCGCATAGGACTCAATACTGCTGTTTCAGATACTACCTTTGTTCCTGGACTTACAGTAATTCAAGGTAATAGTAATGCATATGGAAATTATGTTGGTAGTGCTGGTTCAGCATCTTCTAACTTAAATATTATTAATCCAGGAATTGGATACACTCCATCTTTTGATATGGGTGGTTCATATACATATGCAGGAGTTGCTCTTACTTCAATCACTGGTACTGGACTCAATGGAACAGCTAATATTACGATTAGCAATGGTGTAGCAATTGCCGCGACAATTGTAAATGGAGGAACTGGTTATCAAGTCGGAGATATTCTATCAGTATCTTCACTTGGAAATTCACCTGCAGGTTCAAATATAAGATTCTCAATCGTTTCTATTGCCAGCACAAATGAAATAATTCTTGATGGAGTGCAAGGAGATTTTAATATTGGTGTGGGTGGAACAATAAGATTCTACAATCAATCTGGAATTGCAACTGATTTAAATTCCACTCTCGGCGGAGGTGTAATTCCAAATAGATTAACAGTTATAAGTGATGGTACGACAGTTACAATAAATCATAAAAATCATGGAATGTATTCTCCCCAAAATTATGTAAATATTTCAAAAATTGAGTCTGATATTATCCCAACTAAACTTACGTTAGATTATAATACAAATTCGACTTCTCCTCTTTCAGTAGAAAATTCAGGAAATTTTGGAATTTTTGAAAATGTCGGTATAGGCACAACAAATCCAGGATATTTATTAATTGGTGATGAAGTTATTTCTTATACATCAACTTCAGCAAATCAAATTGGAGGAATAATTACAAGAAAAATTGACGGAACTATTTCTAGAAATTATCTTGTAGGTACTCCAGTTTACAAATATGAATTGGGCGGAGTTTCTTTAAGAAGAATTAATAAAGTTCATTACTTACAAAATGCAAGTTCAGCAGCAAATGCAATTACTTTTGATTCATATAATCTTACAATTGATATGTCATCTGCATATGGTGTTGGTAGATCAGATGGATTGAGTTTCCCCAAACTTTATTTTAATGAAACAATGACTGCTGGTGGATTTAATGCTCTTGCATCACAAAATATGCCATATGAAATCATAACTCCTATGATTCAAAATACTACTGTCAGAGGAACTACATTAACTGGAGAAGTTAGAACTGTTTCTGGTAAGAGTATTAATGGTACAGAAATACCATTTACTGATATGGGATATGAATCAATATCCATCAATGAATTAAATTATCTCAATAGTCCAAGAGTGATTTGTTCATATGTAAATGAATTGTATAAATTAAATAATCTTCCTGGAAATAAATCTTTCAATATGAGACTTTTACTATCTACTACTGATAGTAGAATTAGTCCTGTTATTGATTTACAAAGATGTAATGCTATTTTAACTTCTAATAGAGTCAATAGTGCAATTGCAAACTATGCAACTGATAAGAGAATTAATTTAATTTCTTCTGATCCTACAGCATGTCAATATATTTCAAAAGAGAACGTTCTTACAAATGCATCTACTTCTATTCAAGTTATTTTTGATGCACATATTAATGTTTATTCTGATATTCGTGTTTTATATGCAATATCGCCAGAACAAAACTTTGATCCTATCTTCATACCTTTCCCCGGATATGATAACTTGTTTAAGGGACAAATTATTAATCCAGCAAATAATAATGGTAAACCAGATACAAATACTCCAGTTTCATCATCCCTTGGATTCCAATCTGCAACTCTTGAGTTTAAAGAGTATAAATTTACAATAAACAATTTACCCAAATTTAAAGCTTATCGAATTAAAGTATTACTTACATCAACTAATCAAGCATATCCACCAAGAATCAAAAATATTAAAGTTATTGCCCTTGCATAAGTGAAATATGGAATATTTGCAAGTTGAAGGACATTCAAATTTATTGAGAGATCCACAAACAAATTCTATAATTAATACAAATATGAGCGAATATGAAGATTATCTCTTAAGAAGAGATTTGAAAAATAAAGAGAATGAAAAGATACAGAATCTTGAGAGTGATGTTGCTAGTATTAAAAATGATTTATCGGAAATCAAAAATTTACTGAGAGGATTGTCAAATGGATCCAAATGAAATTGAACTTGAAAATTTATCAAAAAGTTTTGAATACTTCAGAGTTTCATCTGAAATAGATAGTATTGAAGATGTTGATAAAATAAAAGACATTGCAAAATGTTATTTTAAATTGTACTTAAAACAGCAGGAAGTTTTATCTAATTTAAATTCTTTAAAATTTTAATAAATATTTCAAATGGTAATAGAAAATGGCGCAACCATCTACTAGACAAGAATTAATAGATTATTGCAAAAGAAAATTGGGAGCGCCTGTACTCGAAATTAATGTTGCGGATGAGCAAATTGATGATTTAGTTGATGATGCAATACAATTTTTCCAAGAAAGACATTTTGATGGAGTATATCCAACATTTTACAAATATCAAGTAACTCAGGCAGATATTGATAGAGGAAGATCTTCTCCAAGTTCAAGTTCTGGAACTAAAGTAGGTTTAACTACTATAACGACTTCTACAACAATAGCGGGGACAGCAACTACTTTTACTTATACAGAAAATAGTAATTTTTTACAAATTCCACCAAATATCATAGGAGTCAATAAGATATTTCGTTTTGATGGCACAAACACTATCACAAACAGCATGTTTAGTGTTAAGTATCAATTATTTTTAAACGATGTTTACTATTGGGGAGCAACTGAAATTCTGTCATATGCAATGGTTAAGACATATCTAGAAGATTTAGATTTTTTACTTAATACAGAAAAGCAAATTCGTTTTAATAAAAGACAAGATAGGTTATATTTAGATATTGATTGGGCATCTGTATCAGCTGGACAATATTTTATTATTGATTGTTATAGTACTTTAGATCCTAGTGATTATGCAAGAATATGGAATGATTCTTTCATCAAACCATATCTTACTTCATTAATCAAACGTCAATGGGGACAAAATTTAATTAAGTTCCAAGGAGTAAAACTTCCAGGTGGAGTTGAATTAAATGGAAGACAAATATATGATGATGGACAAAGAGAATTGGATATTTTAATGGAAAAAATGTCCAATACATATGAACTTCCACCTCTGGATATGATTGGATAACTATTATGCTTAATCCATTTTTTCAACAAGGATCAAGATCAGAACAGAATCTTGTTCAAGATATAATCAATGAACAGATTCAAATTTATGGCGTCGAAGTATATTATTTACCCAGAAAATATGTTACAGAGAAAACGGTTATTAAAGAAGTTATAGATTCTTTATTTAATAATGCGTATCCAATTGAAGCATACTTAGATACTTATGATGGTTATTCGGATAACCCAACAATTCTTTCAAAGTTCGGTATTCAAGCACTAAATGAAGTAAGTCTTACTATATCGAGAGAAAGATTTACTAGTTATATTACACCATTGATTCAAAATATGCCAAATATAAAATTATCTTCTAGACCTAAAGAAGGTGATTTAATTTATTTTCCTTTGGGAGATCGTATATTTGAAATTAAATATGTTGAACATGAAAAACCATTTTATCAACTTTTAAAAAATTATACTTATCAACTTAGATGTGAACTCTTTCAATATGAAGATGAAGTTATTTCTACTGGGTATCCAGAAATTGATAACGCAATTAATGGTACAAATCAATCTGGACCTCCAGAATATGTAGGTCCTGTCGGCGTAAGTCAAGTTTTAACTTTAATTGGAGCTGGATCTACTGCAACTGCAATTACAGGAATAGTTAACGGAGGAATTAGATATATTTCAGTAACTAACAGAGGTGGAGGATATACAAAAAATCCAAGAGTTGGTATCTCATCAGCACCATCTTCAGGTAAAACTGGTATTGCAACGGTAACAATGATTGAAGGGATTGTTGTATGTACAGATAGCGTAGATCCAAGTTCAAAATCTGTTCAAAGTATTCAAATTATTAGACCTGGATATGGTTATACAACTACACCTGGCGTAAGATTTATTGGTGGAGGAGGATCTGGAGCAGCTGCTACTTCAATTATTGGTGATGGAATTGTGGGAATTATTACAGTTACAAATGGAGGATCTGGGTATATATTTGCACCACCAATTATATTCAATGGTTCAGCAACTATATCTGCAGCAGCAACTGCAGTAGTAAGTTCTGCTGGATCTATTACTGAAATTAGACTTACAAATGCTGGACTTGGATATGCAGCAACTCCAACTATTACTATTGGAAATCCAAATCTAACTGGTTCCGGAACTTATCAATTTAATGAGGTAATTACAGGTTCTATTAGCGGAGTTACTGCAAGAGTAAAATCATGGAATGCTGTTACAAATACTCTAGAAATATCTTCAGCAAATGGTTTATTTATTAGCGGAGAAAATATAGTAGGATCGGCATCAAGTTCTTCATATGTACTCAAAGGAGTCGATATTAACTCAGTTGCTGATGGATTTGGCGACAATCATAATATTCAAACGGAAGCAGATCAAATTATTGATTTTACAGAAAGCAATCCTTTTGGAGTGCCGTAATTAAAAAACTGTTAAATAGTATTAATGCACCCTTAATCATATGTTTGAATATTTTTATCACGAAATTTTTAGAAAAACAATTATTGCTTTTGGTTCACTATTTAATGGAATCAGTATTCATCATACAGATTCTTCAGGCAATATTTCTGATGTGATAGAAGTACCGTTGGCATATGGTCCAACACAAAAGTTTTTGGCTCGCCTTGAACAATCACCAGATTTAAGTAAACCAGTTCAGATTACATTGCCAAGAATGGCATTTGAATTTACTGGTATAACCTATGATGCATCAAGAAAAGTAACAACAACACAAACATTTGTTTCAAAATCAAGCGAAGATGGAACTTCTGTAAGAAAAACATACATGCCAGTTCCTTATAATATGAGTTTTGAGTTGTCTATTATGTCAAAATTGAATGAAGATGCACTTCAGATCATAGAACAAATTTTGCCATATTTTCAACCCTCATATAATTTAACAGTCAATCTTCTTTCAGAAATCAACGAAAAAAAAGATATTCCAATTGTTTTGGATAGTGTTACTATGCAAGATGATTATGAGGGTGATTTTACAACCAGAAGAGTCTTAATATACACATTAAGATTTACTGCAAAAACTTATCTCTTTGGACCTATTACTACAGCAACAAAAGATATTATCAAAAAAGCAACAATCAGCTATGCCGCTGGAGATATATCTTCTGCTACAAATAGATCTGTGGTGTATTCTTCTAGTGCAAGGGCTATCAAAAATTATACAGGTACTATTATTACAAATCTTGCAAAGGATATAGTAGAAAAAGATACCTTGATAACAGTCAACAGTGCAACATCAATTTCGCCAAATACATATCTAGACATTGAAGGTGAAGAAATTTATGTTAAATCAAAATCTGGAAACGTTTTAACTGTTGATAGAGGAAAAGATGGTAGTACAATTACTCCTCATCTTACTGGAGCTGAAGTTAAATCCATTACAGCAGCAGATAATGCATTAATTCAACAAGGTGATGATTTTGGATTTAGTGAAACTTACCATTAATGTTGAAATATGAAAATGACAAAAAAATTCGATAAATTGAACGAAGCATTTGACGTATCCGGAGAAATAGTAGAGGTAGATACTAGTACACAAAGCAAAGAAGAAAAATTAGAACAATATTCCTCAATAGTCAATGATATTAAAAAAGATTATGATTATACTAGAGGAAATTTATATTCAATTATAGAAAAAGGACAAGAAGCAATAAATGGGATTCTTGAATTAGCACAGGAAAGTGAGATGCCTCGTGCATATGAAGTTGCTGGACAATTAATTAAAAATGTTGCAGATGCCACAGATAAACTAATGGATTTACAAAAAAAATTAAAAGATATTGAAGAGGATAGACAAATAAAAAGTCCAACAAATGTTACTAATGCTCTTTTTGTAGGTTCTACTGCAGAATTAGCTAAACTTTTAAAGAATGGGATAACTGCAGAAGATAAATAAAAATAAAATGCAAAAATTGAAGCCCCATCTTTCAGTTCAACAAATTGCAAAGAAGCATCGTCTTGATGTTTCTTTTATTCAAAAACAACTGGATATGGGCGAACCAATTGAACATGAGCATACTAAAGATCA